CTAACATTCACGCCTAGCGCTGGCAGTTTGACATTAACAGTCACAGGTTCGGTTACTGAATGGAATCTAGAAGCTGGGGCGTTTTATACGTCTAGGATTGTTACTACATCGGCGGCGGTTACTCGGGCAAAGGATGTTGCGAAAATAAAAAATTCAGATTTCTTATTAAACGTAAACAATGGATCATTTTATTGTGTTTTTTCTGCAGTAGATACTCCTAGTCTAAAGACTATTTTAGGAGCTGGAGGATCACTAAGCTTTTGGTATTTATTTGGAAATGTACGAGCAAGATGCACGGATGATTTGGGAGCTACCTCAACAATACAGACATCAAACAGCGCATTTTTAGACAAAAAAAATAGTTCATGCATATCATATGATCAAAATGGTATTTTGATGGTTCTAAATGGTGGATCAGTAGTACAAGAAAGTAAGTTATTTCTATTCTCTGATGATTTTATTTCAATAGGTTTGATGAATTCTGGACAATTAGCACTAAATAGCGGCATATCAACCCTACGTTACTACACAAGAAAACTATCTGCTTCTGAAATTCAGGCGCTTACATCATGAACAAGAAAGAGTTCTGGACAACAAAGGTTAATAAACCTGAATATTTTACAGTGTCTTTTTTTCACCCTGATTTTGGATATTATCGGCTGGTAGATCATCAATTTAATACGGTAAACTTAGGCGGTGACGATTACACGCCTTGCAGTATGAAAATTAACCCGCCGGATATAAGCAAAGATCCGGTTAGCTCGTTCTCTGTGTCATTCTCGCGTTACGTAGTAGGGAGGGAGTTAAAACAGGCATTAAATAAGGTTTCTACTGCGGGTAAATTCATTCCCATCAAGGCCACATATACCCATTGGATAGGATCATCTACTGATGATATTGCTTTCAGTATTGATCTTTGGGTTTCTGATAAAGGCGGAATTGTGTTCAGCAAAGAGTCGGTAACTATTAAGGCATCAGACGACAATCCTATGCGGCTTGATATCTCCTCTATTTTCACAATCGAGGACTTTACAGGTCTTGAATTGACATGACGCAAGAAGAATTTATTCAAAAATCGATTGGTATTCCTTGGGTTAAACATGCTCATTCGTTCGAGTCAATGGATTGTTACGGCCTTGTCATGCTGTATTACAAGTACGTCATGGGTATTGATCTAGGATTGATGCCTATTCGTGACATAAGCGAAGGTGGATTTGAGGAAGAATCACCAAATTGGCATGAGTCATCACCAGTACAGGCGGGACTTGCATTCATGAGCTTTAAAGGTGGAGTGCCAAGTCACTGCGGGATTGTGATTGATGAATGGCATGTAATACACTCAGGCGGTAACGATAAAGGCTATGGATCTGTAAAAATAGATAAAATCGCATCATTAGAGCGCTTATTCGGGAAAATGAAATTCTATGCTTACAATCTATAAAGATCCACAAGCGGCAATGATTGGCGATATTTATGCGCTTGATCATTCGCTAACCATTCAAGAAAATATTGCTCTGCACATAGAAAGTGGCGCGGATTATACGCTATGGTTGAACGGCAGGATTATTGATAATCCTGCTGAGTGCGAAGAGATGGATAGATTGGCCTCTGTCTTTGATGTGGTTAGATTAGCCCGTCGCCAAGAAGGTATTGTTGAGGTGTTAGTTTATGCTGCAATCGCTGTTGTTGCTGCCATTGTTGTTGTTGCACTAAACCCAAAGCCTGACATTCCAAATAATGTTGGTCAAGGAAAAGATTCTCCTAATAATAAATTTACCGGCGCTACAAACCAGTATCGTCTTTATCAGGCTATGCCAGACATTTACGGACGTGTTGTTAGCTATCCAGACTTGATTCAACAGTCATTTTATGAATACATCAACAATGTAAAGTTTATTACCGAATGGATGTTTGTCAGTCGTGGTACTGGTGATGTTGCAGTTGTTCGATCTGCGTCTACGCCATTTACTGATATTACTAATGCGACGTACTCTATTTTTAAGCCAACGTGGAGCGCAGGACAGTATCCAGAAGACGGAACAACCACGGTTACAAATATTCGTGAATCATTTTCTACGCCTGATGTAAATGGGCAGAAGTTACCGCCATTATCTACTGCTGAGGCACTGACTGGTATCGGTAGCTGCACATTTTCTGTCAATAATTTAACAATGGTATTTTCTAGTGGAGACTATACGAGTTTAGATCAAGTATTAGGCGTTACTGGAGGAGTGCGTCTAGTATTTACTTACAATTACACCTCAGGCAGTTCGACATTATCAGATGCATTTAATGCTAATTGCACTTTATCATCAAACACAGTATCTGGCGGGATAACAACAGTTGTTTTTAGCGGAGTTATTCCATCACATACACCAATTGACACTACGCTATCTATTTCTATGCGTAGAAATAATGGAAATAAAGTGCCAACTACCACCTTTACCTTGCCTATCTCTGTGTCGGTGCTGCAATACAATTTTGCAATGCTTAGGGGGTTAAAGTGGAATGACGATGCGGCTGCTACGGTTACATTCAATATTGATTATTGGGCGGTAGACACAAATAATGCAGAAATCGCCGGTAGTCGCGGGCAGTATCAAGGATCATTCTCGGGCAACACATTAGATCAGCAATTTAGGACGATTTATATTAACCCTTCCTTTGGTCTTGCTCGCTATAAAACAAACATGACGCGCACTAATTTTTCAGGATCATCAAACGATTATGATAAGTTACAGATCGAATCCATTAATGGCGTGCGTGATTACGCAAGTAAAGTTTTCCCATCATCTACGATCATTCGCGTAACCACGGAGGCCACTGAATCAGCGACTAGCGGGACAGAGCGCAAGTTCAATTGTGAGTTTACGCGCTGGGTTCGTGATTTTAATACGATTGAATGTGGTGCTAGCAGAAACTTATTTAGATCCATTTTGCACCAGCACACCGCCATTGCTAAGCGTGATATTTCACAGCTAGACACAGCCACAATGCAGCGTATTAATGCATCATTACCAAGCAATACGACGCTGTTGAATTTCGATTTTACATTTGATGATAAGGACGTATCTTATGGTGAGCGTATCGCAACAATGGCAAATGCTGGCCGTTGTTCTGTGTTCCGTGATGGATCTAGATGGTCATTTGTACGTGATGAATTACGAGGCAATTATCCAGTGATGCAGCTTGATTATCGTAATTTATCTGCTAGTGGCGAGTCTAATATCACTATGGATCGGGTCATGCCAAACTCTTTTGATGGTATTGAACTTGAATATGTTGATGTTGCATTAAACAAAAAAGCATTAATTAAACTACGCATAAACAGCGATGGATCAATAGTTGAAGGATTAGCTGGCAATCCATCAAAGATTAAGCTGGCAGGGTGCAGGGACAAAGTACAGGCCATGAATCGCGCGTATTTAGAGGCTGGGCATTTAATCTATTCGCGTGATGGAGTAAGTGACGAAGCTCTATCCGATGCAAATATGCTGGGGCGTGGCGACCTTGTCCGCTGGATTGATCCTAGTGATTTTTATGGCGATGATGGCTTGCAGGCAGGAGAAATTATTTCAATTGTGGGTAACTTAGTGGAAACCAGTGAAGAATGCTTATTTAAAGGGCAGCAAGCGGGCCGCACGGCTTTTACAGGTGTGGATGGTAGTAGCTCTGAATTTGTTAGGTGTGTGCCTCGTAATGACGGCGTAAATGGTTTTATTGTAGATTCCGTTCCTAGCGCTGTATACTTAAAGTCAGGCGACCAAGGATTAAGTAGCCGCTATGTATTTGGTATCGGACTAACAGATCAAGAAATAGTAGAGGCAGGACTTTATACAGTAATTAATAAAACTCCTAAGCAAGATGGTACAATTGGCCTACAGCTTAGGAAATATGATAAACGCGCATACGCGCACGATTAAGGAAAAACAATGCCTTTAAGTGATCCTATAGGCTCAAGCGCCGCTGACGTTTTAGTGCGTAATGCCAGCGACTTAGACACTATAATCAATTCTGATTATTCTTCAATAATTAACAGAGTTGGAAGCAATGTAATTACAGAAAAAGGCCGTCAAGATATTTTTCAGGCACACTTAGCCGCCAGTAATTTCGAAGTACCCGTGCAGTTTGCTGCTGGGCTTACTATGCTTCGGCTATCACAGACAGTCCTATATCTTGGAAAATATTACTCCGCTGCGCGGGTTAATTTTACGACTACATCGACATTTGTTCCTTCTGATTGGGTATTCCATAGTGGCGCCGATGAGTCATATGTAAAAGGTTTGTTTTATGTTGCTAATGTGCCTGATTTACGTGCTTTAGTGCCGTTGTTTAATGGGCAATTAGTTCAAGTATCTAGCTATACAACAGCAGGCGACGGAGGAATTTTTACTGCTAGATGGAATTCTTCAGGAGTTACCTCTGACAATGGAATAACTACATTTAAAGCAGCTTCTTTGTCTGTAGGACTATGGGAGTCCGAAGTAATTACTGAAACAGTGAACGCAGAGAGATTGGGAATTTCACCAACAAACACAGCAGCCGCTAATTCTTCAAGGCTTGATATTGCAATCCCAGTTTGCTTAGCGAACGACGTAAGAACAATTCATTTTTCTAAGCTATGCAATTTTGATTCTTCATTAGAATCAAGACAGAGATCTGAAATTACATTTTCAGGCGTTCAACCAATTGGTTTATATAGAAAATTGGTTCAAAACGATGGATTGCCCCCATTTATTCCGCAAAATGATATTTTTCCTCAGGATCATTTATGGAAAGCGCGCAATATTCAAAATCCTACCGTAGTTTTAATGGGTGATTCAATCAGCACAAGCGGGCCAGATGGTTTTACGACAAATTCGGATATGTGGTCGGTGCTATGCTCTGAAATGCTTAGAAAGAATCCAAGCAAAACATTCAAATTTTTGAACAGGTCAATCGGCGGTCAGACTTGGCTGCATGCTAACACTAAACCAACTGCCTTTCCCTATGCTTGGTATTACAATACGGCACTAGATTGGCTTGATATAGTAAAAAATGATGCGCCTGATATTATTTTCTTAGCTTTTGGTATGAATGATGCTAACGGATTTAATGCTGGTGCAGTAAATGCAGTTGTAAATAAGATTACTAGCTGGCCTAAAGTTCCAAATATTATTTTTATTACTAATCCAGTACCTGCGCTATCAACATCGTATCTCGACGGCTTTGGATATGTTGCTCCAGTATTTCAAGAGGGGCGCGATCAAGCAGCTGGATATGTCCGTGGGTACGCTAAAATGCACGGATATGGCTTGATTGACATTAATCGCGCTCATGTTGCTATGCGTGATGGGTATGACAATACAAAAAGCCCTTTGTATGCAGGAAATCTAATTACTGCTAGCAAGTTTGCAGGTATAAATCCAGTTATAGATTGGGGCATTCTGGCAACAATAAATCGCATAAATTGGCCCGTTGGAAAAGTACTATCATGCAAAACAGGGGTTGACGCTGAGGACAATGTGTTTGTTGTCAACGAGGCAGGCTACTTCAAGATACTAGGATTCAGCGACGATGGGGCAACTGTTAGCATTACAACAACAGTTGCATTGCCAACTGGCAACTTTGAGTTTGGGATAGGCGTTGTTGATAATACTGTACTACTTGTAGTTGATAGGATGACAGTTGCAGTACTTAGAATTGTTAGACAAGGTGGCAGTTATTTGCCTATCTTGGGCTGGCAAACCGATTTGTCGAATGGCCCTTTTACATCTTTTTACTTCTCTGAGGGTTACCCTGCAGAGGGAAGATATAAAAAATCACTAACCGACGAAAATGTGTTTGGTAAGCCGGATAACACCGCGGCGCGGCGTGGTCCTTATGGTGGGAATGGTATAAATCATTATTCCTCAATGGGTGTAGAGCTATTGGTAAGACCTTCGTTCGAGGTTGCAGATTTAACTATTGAGACAAAATCAAAACTAGTTTTGACTCCAATCTCAATTACAGCGCCAGTAACTACTTCTACGCTTGTGGGCGCTAGAACGGACGGGAATATTGTTTATTTAGCTGGTCTGGTTCAGCCCACTGCCAATGCTCAAACTATTTGCACACTACCAGTTGAATTGCGACCTTCTATCGATCAGCGGAAAGTTTGCGTGTCACTAGTCGCACCTTATTCGGTATTGGTAAAGATATTTACAACAGGCGTTATTCAATTGGAGGCTGGGTGGACTTCTAATCAACTTGATTTAAGTTCTATTTCATATAACCTTTAAAAACAAAACCCCTCTTTACGAGGGGTTTTTTTATTCCATTCCTAGTTGATTATTCATCTCTTCTGCATGGTCTTCAATCTGCTTGATTAGTGCGTCTTGAAATTCTTTGCAGTCGATTAGGTGGGCGATGTCAGTTGTGCTGTCGTGAACGAAAACTTTATGCACATCATACTCAGAGCAATCAGATCCTTCTGCTAGATTGTAGTTACCGATTACATTAAATTTCACGTCTTTGTATGTTATTTTATCCATTTAATTCATCCTCTTCAAAAATATGCATATCCAAAGACCATCCTTGCCCAGCAGCCTCAATTACCGCATCATCAAAAATTTCACTTTTCAGCGTGGATGCACGCTCTGGAAATAATCTAGCAAATGCACCTTTCCAGTCTTCGCCACTAACAATATCTGTAATCTCACTTACTGTAAAAGAAATAGATTCCATTTATTTATTTTCCTTAAATTGATTAACTTTTAACAAAGCGTCTTGCCATCCATAGCCAACAATAACTTTGTGCCCAACATCTTCTAAATGGGAAATAATTTCTTTTTGATCGGTAGATAGCGAGCTTCCTTTCTGCCTCTTCATTTCCACCCATAACGACCATTCTGGGATGAACAAATCAGGAATTCCCTTTACTACCCCCTCATTCTTTAGCCGCAACGCCTCACGCGCTTGGCGTAGACCGCCATTGGGTATTGAGTGAATTAATACTCCTACATATTGCTGCCTGAATTTTTGAACAAACATAATTTGCTCATCAGACTCAAGCGGGCATGTTGGTGTTTTTGTCATTTAAATCCCTGCCACGATGAATTTTGTTTATGAATAGTTACTGGTGTTGCTTCTCCTTTGTAACGCTTGATTACATTCCAATATTTCCCATTTCGCTTTACTGAAATTCTAGATGGGCCTCTTAGTTCATCCTCACTAGATAAAACCTCCTCTACCGTATTGCCACTTGCCGAAATATCACTGCAAAATTCTTTAAACTTTTTCATCACCCAAGGGCTTTCATGCTGGTCGTGGAAGTATTCGCTTGCACTAATTGTCGCGCCCGATGGAGATTGCAGTGTGTATTCAGCACGCAACAATGTTTTATCATCTTTCTTGTGTGGCTTTAATAGCGTACTAATAACCTCAAACGGCTCTAGTGAATCGATTTTACCCATGTGAGGATCAACAGTAAGTTGATCATTTGGGTCTATTAATTCATGCTTGCACTGCCAGCAATTGCGCGCTGTTAAATCATTTTGCGTATCGCAAGATGGGCAAACCTTAAACTCAAAACGATAATTGCACACTTCCATTTCGTAGCTATCATTTAGCGCCATATTCTTGCACCTACGGGAATATAGACTTGATAACTGGCTGCACGCTGGACACATTTTTTCTTGCCCTTCTGATTCCTCTTTAGCCTTTTGTGACTCAAGAACAGAAAATATGTCGTCTTCTGCTTCTCCGTGACGTTCAATATTTTGCCCATAGTCCAGCAACAGACAATCAATCTTTCCAGTTTCAGGAGATAGTCGAAGACCACGACCAATAATCTGCATGAGAAGCGCTGGTGATTCAGTGGCCCTAAGCAATGCCACACAATCGCAAATTGGCAAATCCACGCCGGTAGTAAGCGTGCCTACACTAACCAAATACTTTAATCCACCTGACTTTGCACGCTCTAGAATGCCTGTTCTATCACTTGTTTCTCCTGTAATCAGTTCTGAATGATCGGCTGGCAAATAGCTAAGTATTTCTTTTGCATGCATGATAGAAGATGCAAATATCATGCAAAGATTACGGCCTTGAACTTCCATGTTAGCCATAATATCAAGGCATATATTTCTCGTAAGACGATCTTGTCCAACGGTAGCAGCATCAACCTGTTTCTGATCAAGAAAACCTAGGCTATTAAGCTTTACGCCTGCTAGCTGGTATTCCTCCACCTTTGGAGCGCCATAAGTAATTGGGGATAAATACCCTTCATCAATAAGCTGTTTTGTACCAATACGATAAAGGCATTTTTTGAAAAAATGGTCTTTATGTACTAACGCATACTTACCCCGCGATGGCGTGGCAGTTAACCCAATAATCCTAATTTGTGGATTCAGCAATTTAAAATGTGAAAATACTTTTTGGTAGCTTGTATCTAGTTCGTCACTAACTATATGTGCCTCGTCAACTACGATCATAGATACGGATTCAAACTTATCTAGGGAACGTACAACAGACTGTACGCCAGCAAATAAAACATGATGCTTGGTTTGTTTCTTTCCTAGTTTTGCACTAAAAATACCCGCATCTGCACCAGTTGCAATATATTTGGCATGGTTCTGGCGCACTAAGTCTGAGCTATGAGTAAGAACCAATACGCGCTTATTTGCCTTGTGCAGCCACTCAGCAACCATTGCGATAATAATCGACTTACCAGCCCCCGTTGCAAGGTCGCAAATAGATGGAACGGCGCTTTTTAGTACATGCACCTTAATTTCATCAAAGCAATCTTGCTGATAATAGCGTGGCCTAAGCTTCACGCCTTTTTCTTGAAATAGATCCATTTTAATCTACCAATAAATGCAACACATCATCGCTTGATAATCCATTTTTACCTGCAAAAAAATCAGTTCCATCTTTGCGTAAAAAGTGAATTGTTTTTGTCTCTTGATCAACATCATTGATTTTAACCCCATATAAATCCTTCAAAATATACGGATTAAAAGAATGGTTTTCACATGGCTTTAGTTCTTTATTGCCAAGTTCACATTTAAATATGCCTGTAGTTGTATCTTTATCTGCATGTACACAATTACGGCAATCGATGCGTGCAGATGCTAGTCCGTGACAAATTGACGAACTACTGCACATCTTGCACCGGTAATCGGCTGGCGTCTTTGCAATCTTGGATGGAAGTTGAAAAGGCTTGGCTACTTCTTCAATTGCTTTTCTACTCATTGCTTCAGCGTGTTCATCATCACGCGGGAATACTTCAATGTGTAAATTATCGTCATTTTTGCACACAGCAATATAGATAATTCCATCGCTGTTTTGCTCTCTAGCATAAATGCATGCTTGCGCATAATGACTTGGCTTGGCTTCTTTAACTCCATCAATCAACAAAAGCTTAAACTGCTTTTCATTAAATGTTTTGTATTCAACCGTATATGTTTTTCCGTCGCGCGATACTTTCCCGTCCCAATGACCTGCAAAGAACCCTCGTTTAAAACCCCCTTGCTTTAAGCATGATTCAACCACATCAAATCCTAGCGCCTGTAGTTGCGCCTGCAATACCACTTCTTCGGCATGCCCGCGACGAAACAGGCGAAGCATGCGGGGATTAAACTTTTCTGGAAATGTGACGCGATGAAATTTAAGCCATAGGTAACGCGTGCAATGATGGCCTATTTCAGAAGCGCCAATATATCCGCGCTCTGATTCGTTTTCATTTGACCAAAGATCATCTATTTCTTTTAGCAGTCGCTCTGCTGTTAGCATTTTTTAGTTCCTTGGGATAAAATACCCCAATTTAATGGGGTGTATGGTTTATTTAGAATTTTATATCTTCGTCAAAATCATCAAATGCTGCTGGTTTTTGTTGATGCTTTGGCGCTTCCTTCTTAACTTCTGTAGCAACAAAACCTTTATTTTCCTTTCCCTTTTCAATAGCAACCGCTGCCGTATCAACAAATGACAGCCAATTACCAGTCAATTGTTTCCCGTCATCGCCAGTCATATCGTAGACTTCAATCTTAAACCCTAGCTTTTTCCCAAGCAATTGGGATAGTATTTCATCGTCTGGCTCTGCATCAGGCGGCGATTTTCCAAGCGATTTAAACAACAAAGAATACATCTGAATAGCGCGTTTACGTTTCTTAGGGTCATCTTCCCAGCACTTCAATGACAGGAAGCATTTTTTCATATCTTTTCCAACCTTTAAATCGGCCTGTAGCTTGATTGATTTGCCATAATCGCTTTCTTTAATTTCTGCTTTATCCAAAATACCAGCGTACCAGCCAACTGGAACTGGCGTATTGTCAAAGCTATTTTCTTTTACTTCTGATTCGCGGACGTCTTCGCCCTCTACATTCCAAAATGAAGCCATTTGTTTTATTCCCTATTAGGTTATTGAGCTGATGCTGTCTGTTCTGAGAAAAACGGAATGATATCCAGTAGAGGGTTTGATCCCTCTGGAACTTCAATTTCTTCCGTGATGCCAAATCGGTTTTTACTGATGCTACTTACTACCTTGTGGCAAATAAGAACGCGATCGCCAAATGATTTTGCCTTTCCTGTTTCAGCATTAACAATAGATCGCTCACGCAAAAAACCAACCAAGCTAACAAAATCAGTGTAATAGCCAATGCTCTTTTTATGAATACGCATTCCATAACGGCTATAGTCTGGCTGGTCTGGCATATCCATTTTTTCAATTTCAACATGACCCAAAAACACAATTGTCATGCCTTTTTCGTTTCGCAGCCTATCGCACTTATCTTTTACTTTACTGTGTAGCTCTGCAACAGCAGAATACCCAGCTCCATAACCACCTGCCGCGCTAGTAATGCTTTTTGCCTTTGGATCTGATCGAACAACATGGCTTTCAAACAGCTTATCTAGTGCGGTAATAGAATCAACAATAAGACTTTTAAAATTGTGCTCTTGCTCAAGTAGCGCATCAAGTTGCGGGAAAATATCCATTCCATTTTCTAAAACTGGCATTGCGTAAGGCTTTTTCCCTGTAAACACATCGAATCCGTCTTCTGCACGAATATAAACTGGACTTGGGAATGTGGAGCCTAAAAGTGTTTTACCCGTTCCGCCTTCGCCAAAAATCGTTATCGCTGGCGCTTCAATCTTTGGTCGTGAAATAAGATCTTTAAGATCCATTATTTATTCTCCAACTTAATAACTGGCTTCGCTGGTTTGCTAGTTACAACATCAAACAAGCGCTTTTTGATGGATGCTTCGCCATTTTCAATCAACGCTTTGTAATCTTTTTCACGCAACGTGTATGAGAATGACCGATTAATTGGCAGAGTCGCATCCCATGTTGCGTTTAACTTTGCCTTATCAAGCGTATAGTTTTCTTTAGTGGTTATGGTTAACTTGTGACTTGGGAGTAAATCATCATAGGTTTTTTGTCCGATGTGATCGTGCCCAGTTGATTCGATAATTTTTAACGCCAAATCGTCGGCCTGTGCGTCAAGAATTTTGATCTGATTTTTAATGCCGTGGTACGTCTGGCACAGTTGATTTAAGTCTTGCATAAATTTTATCCTATTGGTTGGAAGCGGCTTGTTCTCAAACCGTGAACAAAGTATGGGCTAGACGATAAAACAATGCAAGCACTTTTTTATAATTTATTTTTTATAATATTTGCTATATGATTACATGCATTAAACAACGACACAGAGATAACACATGCAAGACAATATCGTTCGCGCCGTAGCTGCACACTTTGGATCTATCAAGAATATGGCCGAGGCTTTAGGCGTCACATACGTTGCAGCGTATGGATATATAAGCAATGAAGAAATGCCAGCGGCGCAAGCAGTGAAAGTTGAGCGTTTAACTGATGGTAAGTTTAAAGCTGTAGATCTTGCCAAGGAAAGCAAATGAATAACCTATTATTTGAATCATCAAGCGAGTTTGTTGCGGCGGGGCTGCGTGTATTCCCTTTATATAGAGTGCTAGATGGTAACCGTTGCGAGTGTGGAAATAAGAACTGTAAAGCAGTAGGAAAGCACCCCGCGCGGCTTGATTGGGTAAATCAGCCGCTAGTTGATGAATCAACGCTAGAGATTTGGCTTGATGGAGAGTTTAAACCGCCATTGCACGGACTTGGGTGGGCGCTAGACTCTTCTCACATTGTCATTGATGTAGACCCGCGCAATGGCGGCACTGAGTCGCTAGAGGCTTTGCATGTAGATATAGGCATTAGCCTTTTTGATATCAGCAATGCAGTAGTGAAAACGGGCGGTGGTGGTTGGCACTTCTACTTTTTGAAGCCAAGTGGAGAGGAGCTTTCATGGAAAATGCCGGACAAATACAAGGGCATTGATATCAAGCAGGGTGGTGGTTATGTTGTTGTAGCAGGAAGCATGCACGGTAGCGGAAACCTATACGAGTGGTATTCAGCGTCAAAATCAAGCGTAGATGAATTAACGGTATTGCCGGAGGCGCTAGGAAAGATGCTAGCCCGCCCAAAAGTAACAGCGACAGAATCTAGTGGTAATGATGTTGCATTAGTTGAGATAGAGAAAATGCTTTCTTATCTATCGCCAGATATGGGTAATGATGAATGGGTGCGCGTGGGTATGTCAGTTTATCGCGGTACAGATGGATCTAGCTCTGGGTATGCTGCGTGGGATGCATGGAGTCAAGGAAGTGATAAATACAACGCTGGAGAAATGGCTGGGCGTTGGCACTCATTTGGAAAACGTGCAGGCGGTAGCATTGGCATTAGCACACTTATCTACTTAGCAAAGGAGGCTGGATATCACCCGCCCGCTGTAGATGATCTAGATGCTTGCTTTACCGAAGAAGAAATGACGTTTATTAATAACTTTGGTAATTGGGGAGAGAAGTCGGAATCTACTAAGCAGCCCATGCGACAAAAAGTTACAGACGTAGAAGATATTGATCCTATGCAAATGATTGGCCCTATGGATACGCTACTTCAATATATTCGTGACAAGTCTGTTTATGACAATAAAAATCTAGCCTTAGCGGCGTGCCTATCTGTGGCCAGCAATACAATGGGTCGCCGTTTCTATTTAAAAGGCCGCTGGTCGAATGTAACGCCTAATTTGATCCTGCTAGTAGTTGCGGCATCTGCAACCGGTAAGGAGTCGTGCATGGGCGTTACACGCGAGCTGCTAAAGGAGGCTGGCGTTGGGAAGGCTTGTCATGGGCGAATAAAGTCGGATAAGGATCTTATGGATGCTTTGTCTGCAAACCAATACGCAAACTATCTTATCGACGAATTTGGTATTTTCTTGGGTCGTGTCAGCAATGCTAAAAGCAGTGGTGCGCACTACCTAGAGGGTGTCATCGGCACAATCATGGAGGTGTATACAAAGGCAAATAGCGTATTGCTGACCGATATTAGCAGGAGAGAAGCGATTATCTCCTATTTGGCCGGAGAGATTACGCGTCTAAAGAAAGAGTGCGAGGAGTACGGTGGCAGCAAGACCAAGGAAGGAGAGAAGTTCTTTAATAGCGCAAAGTACCTTGTAGAGCGATTAAAGGGCGTAGAAGAGAACGGAGGTATTAGCAATCCTTGGTTGTCTATGTTCACCACTGCAACACCATCAACAATGAAAGACGCCTTCACGCGTGAAACAGTAGAGTCTGGTTTTCTATCCCGTGCATTGATCTTTAGCGAATCAGAAACAAATCCAAAGCCAAAAGTAAAATACGACCCGCCCAGCAAAGTTCCTTTTGTTGTGGCAGAGAAAATGAATCAATGCCAGTTCATGCAGATGCGTGTAGATGAAAGCCAAACGGCTGGCCGCGTCGATGACTGGCTTGCGGAGAAGGATAGACAAGGAATTGCATTAACAGATGAAGCAGCGGACTTTCTAGGTCGTTTAGAGGCGTATCTATTTGAATGGGCAGACGCGCTAAAAGAAAAGGGCATGACGCCACTGGCACGCCGTGCGGCTGAAATGGTTGTAAAGCTCTGCATCACCATAGCTGGATTTAATGGCACGGATGTAACTCTGGAAGTGATTCGGTACGCAACAAAGATTGTGCTGGATGATTTGGATAAGAAGATAATGCGTGTTGAGATCGCCAGCAGCTCAGGATCAGAGGACGGTAGCGACAGGCGCAGGGCATTAATGCTTAAAATTATTGATGTGTGCCAAGTGTGGGCGTCAGGGCCAGAAATAGCAGATAGATGCAAAACGAGAAATATTTCTAAAGCCGATGTAAATAAAATGGTCTTGACGATGGTAGAGGATGGAATACTTAGGCAAGTCACAGGGGATTCATCAGCAAGGGGAAGGCCAACAAAGAAGTTTATGGTTACCGAAAAAGCCAAAGAAGTGATGCAGTCCTGACAAAAGCCCCTTAAATGGGGCTTTTTTATGTTTGTAGGTAAGTGTTAGGGGGTTGCATGTTTGAGTATGGTTTGGTACGTTAGAAGTCCATCGATCTTTAACAGTTTAGCCGCCTTTCCTGCACTGCTCTCGATTAAAGAGGAGCATTTAAAGGATAATAAAAGGGATACACTTAGCTTGTTGTAAAGTGTTGATTTTAAACGCTTTTGTATTTAAAGGGATTTATTATTAAAAGGGGAACGGGTGTTTTTGAAAAAAAAATCAAAAAACCGTGTTCCCCTTTTAATAATAAATCCCTAAAAATCAAAAACCCTTTAGAATCAATGGCTCAGACATTATGATTTGTTCCCCTTTTATTCCCCCTTTTATTCATCCGCTTTAATCATCAATGTAGGCGTTTTTTAATTTTTTGAAAAAAGTTAAAAATAAAGGGGTAGTCTTTTTAGTCACATATATGTAAGAGATATATAAGCTTTAATATCTATATAAGATAGATATATATATAATAGCCCAAGTGTATACTACGACAAAATAGGTAAATTTGGCAAGTGTTTTGTTAGGCAGTGCTGAAAATGTGCAGGGAGATAATCAAACCCACTTCGGTGGGTTTTTTGTTGTTTGTTGCAAATAGTACTTGCATAAATTTATACATAGGCATAAGATACCTACATCAGCAGTAAATAACCAAGTGGAGAACGTCATGGGAAGAGAAGTCAGGAAAGTGCCTAAAGACTGGAAGCACCCTATTAAGTTTTATCAAGGGTCAAAGATTAAATTTATTCCGCTGCGTGAAGGTGTTGTAAATCTAGATCAGCGAATGGCGGATTGGGACAAACTATCAAGCGAATGGAACTCTGGATTGTTTCCAAGTTATGCGGATGAAGAAGATAAAAAAATGTCATACGAAGAATGGGATGGCCCTCGTCCAGATCCTAAGAATTACATGCCAGCTTGGAAGGAAGAAGAAAAAACGCATTATATGATGTATGAAGATACATCGGAGGGAACGCCAATTAGTCCCGCATTTTCAACACCGGAAGAGCTTGCTAGATGGCTAGTTGATAACAATGCAAGTTCATTTGCTAAAAACACAAGTGATTATGAAAGTTGGCTTGCAGTTGCAAAAGGAAGGTTCGCTCCATCGCTTGTAATTGCTGGTGGCGTAATGATGACATGCGTAGATATGGCAGGATCATTATGAAATCCATCATGCTATCAGCCCGCAAACTAGGCTTAACAATCTACCCCGTACATGGTGGCTACAAGGTATCGAATCTGGATGGGGTTTTTAGTTTTGAACAATTGAAGGAGGTGTTTTGTGTTTAAAGATATCAAGGTTGGGGATAAGGTGCTTAGGCAGGTTCATGTTGTTGATGGTTTTGTAGAATCAACTAGGTTTTTTATTCCTGCGATAGTAGAGAAAACTACAGCGACTCGTTTAGAGGTTGATGGAAGAATATATACAAAAAAAGATGGTCGTGAGTATGGCGAATTAGGGTATTCATCATATTTACTTTTGCAATATTCAAAAGATCGTGATCAATCAGACGATTATAGTGAATTTTCCTCTTTAGTTAAAGCGCGATTGTCATCAAAAGATAAGCTTTCATCTTTAATGAAAAAGATAAACAAGCAGCAAACAAGCATTGAAGATCTAAACGAAATTATTAATTTTTGTGATTCTATGTCGTCTCGTATTAATGGAGGTGATAAATGAACCTATTCATGCAAAAACTAGTAGCGCTAGAAAACCAATACAATATTGATAAGCAGGCATTGCGGGAGGCAAGGGAAGATGTAATTAAGGCTGAGGAGTTTGCAGCTAAACACAATGCGAGTGCGGTGGTGTGTGTGCATAATGGAGTTACCAAGGCGTGGGTTCAGGTATCGCCTTCCTCCCTATTATTAGGTGGTGACTTATCAGACGAAATGATTGCTGGTAAGCCTATTTATGTTGTTGATGGGGTGAAGGTGATTGAATGTTGACAAAAAACTGGCACACAGTAGCCGTAGGATTTTTATTAGGGATTTGCTGGGTATTGGAGATTTTAACGCGATGATCCAACCATGCCACATAACCCTAGCCATCCGCCAATGCAAAGAATTCATCCGAGCAGTTGAGGAGATGGAAGCGCTTAATAGCAAGCCTAAACGCCCATCCTTGGCGTGGGAAAAGTTAATAGCTAAAGGGCGTGTACGGCGCTATGCAGGTGATTTGATCAATCGTTTATCATTAGTTAGGAGTGATAATGGATAAGGCAACAGAGTTATTAAAACGCATTCAGCCATACCTTAATGATTGGGATTTCCCACTTGGTTTAACCGATGATGTTAATGCGTTTCTTTTGGGTGGCGATCACTCGATTCTTGAGGATTGGGAAGTTGACGCGGATAGCATTAGCGCTTTGGATCTATATAGTCTTGGAGATAGCAATGAATAATGACTTGCATGAAGCATTCAATCATCTTGCTTACCTATGCATCGAAGGCAAGGTGATGAGTGATCAAAGCAATATTGGTGCTTGTTTTGTGGTAGATGCCACTAATGCAATGAATAGAGTCACGAAACTACTAGGATCGGCATGCATAGATGGTAAAGTTGTAAACCTTATTGATTTTGTACCATTTAATGGAGTGGATAGAAAATGAGTTGGTTTGATGCGTTAAATGCTAATTCATGCACTAACTTTACCAAAGCTCGCAAAGGAAGGACTGAAGAGCTTTTATCTTTGCTTCCTGATGTGTTTACCATTAAGGACGTACTAAAAGTAAATGCAAAACATGGAGTTTACGCTTCAGAGAACACGGCTAGACATGCGGAAAGTATGGTAAAACTTGGTCACGTTACTAAAGAATATAAAAAACTACCTAGTGGTGGTAGATATTGTGTTTATACTAAGATTTAGTGCTTGCACATTTTTATAACATGTATTAATATGTACCTATTGAAGCATACGACACAGTCCTATTTTTCTCCTGCGAATTGCAAAATCCATAATAATTTGCATAAGTAGGTACAGCTAGGGGGTTTTGTTGAGTGGTATGAGCTAGCTGTGACTCCTGGTGTTGTGGTCGTGTGGTGGCGATATTTATTATGGAATACCGGATTTGCTGGCCTAAGCAGCATTTAGTCATAAGCATGTTTAGGTGTGTTTATGACTAGCACATTTTTTGTGTTGGTCGCGCTTCCTGAGTGCTGTTGTGTGTCGCTGGTAGCTCCCTCTCTTCTCGGGGTCAGGAGCTACCGGCACCTTTTACTTAATTGAGCCTGAGCCACGGCAGGTTAAGCCCGTAGACGGTAGCCCTACCGAGAGCCGCAAGAATAAAGCGGTTCAGCGAGAGTTAGCGCACGATTACCACAAGAGGGCGCGTAAGGACGGGCAGTCGTGCAGTGGGAGGGTTGTTTAACCCTATACAGCTCGGAAAGACGAGCACCAACAATTTGAATGCTGACTGCGGGTTGAAATAATATCGCACAAATAGGGTTTGAATCTGAAGGTGACGGAAGCGGTTAGTCGTCTGTGTTGGTGTATATTATCTATGCAGTGCATAGATCAACACACAGGTAGCTTATATAGGTAAAGCGGGGGGACGTATAATCCTTGGTAAAGCTGGTTCAAGTCCGGCCCTGTGTGGTTTTAGTTAGAATAAATATTGAATCGGCAGCACGGAATGACGTGCAGTCTAAGCATATCAGCCAATACGGATTCAATATTTATGCTGGTTTATATATCATATTTATTCTAGGGAATATATGCAGGTTAAAGAAGAGTGGACTAAGCGCAAGTTTATTGAGATGAATCGGGTTTACCTTGGCTTGTCTCAGAAAAAACTTGCAGAATTAGCTGGAACGAGTGCGCTATCGATCAGTCATCAAGAGCGTGGGCATCGTCCTCCTCGTGATGCGACGATTGATGCGTTAAGGAAGGCTGGTGATACGTTAGAACCATTGGCATTTTGGGAAGAATAGGGTATTATAATGCTTTAAATGGAGGTTTAAATTATGGCAGGTGGCAACGGTCGTGAACGTCCAGTAGAACAAAAACGCTCTACACAACCAACTAAAGTACCTACTAAAAAATAGGTGATTCATGTTAAGCGTTGCTTTTTTATTGTTTGCATTTTTCTTGAAAAATGATAGGAGAAAAGCAGCGCTTATTCTAGGTTTTGGTAATATTTTATTTTATGTATTATCTTTTTACGTAAAAAGCGACACTTTATATTATTTTGTTGCATCATTTTTAGATGCTTTTTTTGCGTTTATAGTGAGTGAATACCGTACAAAAACCGCCATTCATTTGGCCGTTGTGTCGCTATGCAGTTGTGTAATAAATGGTGTAGGTTACATCTGGTACTTGGCTTATATGCCTGCAATGCCATACAATATCACCATTACTTTTATTTTGGTGATTCAAATGGCAATTTTGCTAAGGGATGGCATATATGATACAGGATGCGCTTTCTGCAGTTTATATGATAGTTTGGATATGCGTCATCGTGTACTGGGTTCTTTTAAAGGTGAAACGGTGCAATCATGAACGAACACGGAAACAACGCATCAGAAGTATTAGCACTAGCCGCAAATCAACCGAAGATTACCGGGACAATTAGCGCATTAGTTACATCAATTGGATTGAGTAATATCAATGTAGTTTTAGGCATGGTAAGCACTTTTATAGGTTTGCTAATCGGTATTTATACGATCTATCGCATGTGGCAGTCTTCTAAGATTGCCGAAAAAGATATGAGAATCAAAGACATAGAGATTGCAAAGCTGGAAAAAGAACAATAGACCGGCATAGGCCGGTTTTTTATTAGGAAGATATAAATGTCTGAGCCAAGTAAGCGTCCTGTTGGTAGACCTCGTGCTATCGATTCTCCAGAAGCATTTGATTCTCTGGTTGATGGATATCTTGATCTGTGCCGACAAAACAACGAGCCGATTCTACTTAC